GAGATGTTGGAAGGTAAGACAGACGCTGCTGCTGACATTCTTCAAGTGGAAGACGAATTAAAAAGTGAAAAGTTCAGTGATATTTCACATAAAATCAATATTATTAGAGATTTGATAGGGTAACTTAACAAAATCAAAAAAAATAATATATAAATATAAAAACAAAACAAAAAAATATGAAAACATTAGGAAAAAACTTTAAGTTTGCCATCACAGATAACACAACTTATGCAGGTAAAGACGCAATTGAGTTCTTCAGCAAAGCATTGTTAGCTGGTGGTACAAAAGATACATTCAGGGTTATACCTGGTGTAAAATCAAAAATTAAACTTCCTCAATATGATGCAGGACAATTAATCAAGGACGCAGGTTGTTCTTGGAGCCCAGCAGGTGAAGGTACATTATCTCAAAAATCTTTTGAGGTTTGTGATAAGGAGTTTCAGTTGGAGCTATGTGTTACTACATTTGAGGCTAACTTTTTAGGTGAATACCTTCGTCCAGGTTCTAACACTGGTGAAGTTGCTCCAGAGTTGTTCACAAACTATATGTTAACACAAGTACAAAAACAAGTACAGAATGATTTGGAATTAGCTATTTGGCAGGGTGATGCAACTGGTAGTACATACCCATTCAACATCTGTGAAGGTTTGATAAGAAAAATGACAGGTGATACTACGGTTATTGACGCATCTGGTACATCTGCTGTAACTTTGACAAATGTTATTGCTCAAATCACTAATGTATATAACCTTATCCCACAGACAGTATTAACTAACCCTGACTTGGTTATCTATGTTTCAACTTCAATCTACAAATTGTACCAACAAGCTGTAGCTGCTGCTTCAAGTGAAGCGTTCTATGTTGGAGCAAAAGAACCTAACTTCCTTGGAATACCTCTTGTATGGAGTGCTGGTTTGCCTGCAAACACAATGGTAGCTGGTGTAAAATCTAACTTCCTATTATTGACTGACTTATTAGATGATTATGAGACAGTTACAGTAGTTCCACAATGGAATGTAGCAGCTGTTGACACATTAAGAATTGCTGGAAGGTTCAAGTTCGGTGTTGACTATTTAGTTGGTAGTGAAATCGTATTATTTCAAGGCTAACCCATAGGGGTGTATTTATAGTAGTTCGTAAAAAGGGGGGTGACGTTATGATGAAAAACCCCCCCTTAAATTAAAAAAATAAATTAAAAAATAAAAAAAATTATATTATGGCAGTATGTAATAGCTTAACATCAATATTGAAAAGTTGTGATAACAACAGTGGAGGTATTGTAAAGTTCTATGTAATACCTGCGGACTATATAACTGGTTTCACTGCATCAACAGGAACAATCACAAATGTAGCATTATCAGGTTCTTCACAATTTGAGGAGTTTGAGTTTAATAGAAATACAGGTAACTATGAAGAAGTACCGACTATTAATCTACAAAATGGTTCAACGTTCTATGCACAAACAATCAATTTACAATTAGCTCGTAGGGAAGCGGTTAAAAGACAAGCTCTTTTATTAATCGCAGCAGGACAACCCGACTTAACAATCATCGTAAAGGACAGTAATGGACTTTATTGGGGATTTGGTTTTGGTGAAGACAAAATTAACTTGACAGCTGGTGGTGGTGGTTCAGGTACAGCTAAGGCTGACTTGAATGGTTATTCATTAGTATTGAGTGCCGAAAGCAGTGAACCTGCATTTGAGGTTGATGATGCAATCATCGCGGGGTTATTGTAGTAAATAACCTATATATATTCAACACAATTGTGCTCCAAAACCCTCCAATCCAAATGGGGGGTTTTGTTTTTTATGCAAATCAATAATTAATTTCCACTATATATAGATATGATTAATTTGAACAAAAATAGTAACAATTTAGTTGTGTTAACATTGACTGAAAAATCGTCTTTGTTGAACCCATACTATCTTTTTTCATTCACTTCAACCACAAACTACAATAATGTAGTCAATTTCACGGCTGCGGACACCTCAATTTACAAAAGCAGGTATAATAAGTTTAATATCATTGAAACTGGTACAACCTTCACAAACTTGACAGGAGGAACTATTAATATCAATCCAAATGGTATGTGGGACTACACAATTTACGAGCAGGTATCACCCACCAATTTACAAATATCGGGTACAACAAGTGTGGTTGAGGTTGGTAAAGTTATTGTGAATGGAGAAGACATAAATATACCACTTGTATATAGATAAAAAATAGACAAAAAATATGAAATTATTTGGCTTTAATACAAATACTCCACAAGTAAAGGTGGAACAAACAACACAAACACCAGTATTTCAACAAAACTTTAATTTGTTGGGGAACAATAAGGTGAATTATGATTATAATAACCCCCTTATTAGTGAAGTGTTAACCACTGAATACATTTATTTTGGTGAAGACAATGCTTATCCAAACATATTGAATGAGTTATATTATTCATCACCCTTCCATTCATCAATTATCAATTTTAAGTCCCTTAATTTAGTTGGGGCTGGTTATGAAATCATACCAAATATGGGTATTACAGAGCGTCAAAAAATAGATATGAACCAAATGAAGTTCATATTCAATGATGCCTTTATGGATAAGATGTCAAGTGACTTTTTGATACACGGAAGGTTAACTTGGAAGGTGTATTGGAACGATGAACACACCAAAATTGTAAACATTGAGCGTATTGAACCAGCATGGATTAGGGCAACAGAAAAAAATGAGTTTGGTAAAGTAACCAAATATGCAATTGGGGAAGATTGGCAAAACAAATTGAGAAATAATAGAGCTCGTAAATATGTCTATATACCAGCTTTTGACACATACAAAAAAGATGAAAAAGTTCAGTTATGGACTTATCAAATATTCAGTCCAGGTTTGGAGTATTATTGTCAACCGACTTATGCTAACGCAGCCAATTGGATATACCTTGATGGACAAATATCATACTATCACAAGTCAAATATTGAGAACTCAATTAACCCATCCGTGGTGATGAAGTTCTATGAGAAACCAGCTAACGAGCAGGAAAAACAAGAGTTCACATCAAGGCTTAAACGAGATATGAGTGGAGCACGAAATAGTGGTAAAGTATTGGTATTTTTCAGTTCGGGTAAAGATTTAGCACCAGACATTGAAAGTGTTGAAGCTAACAAATTGGATGAGGCATTTGTAGTGACACAAGAAATGATTGTAAAGAACATTGCATTCGCACATACAATTGACCCGGTATTGATGGGTATTTCAACACCAGGTGCATTGGGACAATCACAACAATTGGAAACTGCTTATAGTATATTCCAAAACACTTTTGTCAAACCAAATCAAAATACACTTAATAAGGTATTGAACTATTTCTTGGATATCAATAATGTCCCTGCAACCATAAAATTGAAACATTATCAAATTATATAACTATGCCTATAACACTATTTGTTAGCGAACAATATATGCGTGATAACCTTCCAATTTCAAGGAACTTGGATACCAAGGACATCACCCCAAATATACAAGCATCACAGGAACTTTATCTACAAGACATATTGGGTTCAAACTTTTATCAATACTTAATGGGTGTGTATTCAGCTCAAACATTGAACAATGATGAAATAACATTGGTACAGGACTATATAAAGCCAGCAGTGGCTTATAGGGCATTAGAAATGGCTTTGCCCTTCCTCCAATACAATATCAAAAATAAAGGTGCTATGCGTCAAACTACGGAGTTTGGAGATAGTGCTGACTTTACACAATTGAGGTTCATCATCAACGAGGTTGGAAATAGGGCTCAGTTCTATGAACGCAGATTGGTTCGTTATTTGGCTGAGTACGACAACCTGTACCCGCAATATTTATTAAATAATGATGATATCATAAAACCCAATCCAAGAAATGGTTGGGATAACGGAGGCTTAATTTTTTACTAATATGTGGACAACAATTAAAGATATCTTAATAGGGGCGGCACTATCACTTGTCGCATTCTTTGCACCCGCAGCAGCAATAATATTGGTTGTGTTAGGGTTTGTATTGATGGATACAATAACTGCTTATATGAGGGTAAAAAAAGAGCAGAGAACACAAATAAATAACAATGAACCGATAACCATAAGATGGAGGAGTAGAACCTTTATCAAGGGGTTTGCTCCAAAGATAATACTATATACCACTTGTATCTTAATATTATTTGCTTTGGATGTCGTATTATTAAATGAGTTCATATCTTATTTCATACCAATACCCCATTTCACTACAAAAGTGATAAGTTTGGGACTTATTTATGGTGAATTGAAGTCAATAGATGAGAATTGGAAAAAGATTTTTGGTAAAGGATTAATCAAACACATAATGGAGTTACTCCATTTCACCAAAAAAGTCAAAGATAAAATGGATGATGTAAATAAAGACAAATAATGAAGGTTATTAATCGCCCCCAATACCAACTATTACTTGGTAAAGATAGTATGGAACTATTTGAGTACTTTGATGTGGATACATTACACGGACTAAATGTCGTTGAATGTGCATTATACCCTGAAATGAAGCATAATGTGTATATTGCTGGTATGTCAAATTATTCACCCTATGATGTACTACATATGAAGAAACCCAAACCATTTACATTTATCAATACAATGCGTCTTAATAACTCGTTTGAGGACATAACCCTATTGATGCACGAGTTGATGCACCAAGCTATGTTACAATATGATTGGATGATTGACTATGAGGAACAAATGATAAGTTGGGCTGAGGCTGAAGCTAACTATTTATTGAAGCATTCAATAATACCCTCG